CACCCGTTTTGCTCTCACTAGGAGAAATCCTACCCAGAGTAGAATGATAGCCAATCACTGTACTTGGGCAAGGTGTACATAACGCACCAATAATCGGTGTGGGAGTACATCCAGCAAACAATCTCGGCATTTCGCCGGGTGATTGTGAACCGGTTTCCGGCTCGCTCAAACCTATTCATACTAATCAAAGTATAGAAAGGAGTAAGAGGACGGGGCCTTAGATTGTGCATCAGTGTCCTAAAAAGAAACTGATTTCCTTTCTGAGGCAGAGGCAGTGTAATTAGCCTCTTGTAACTATACACACAGTATTTATACTCTGCTAAATCAGCAGAGTCAGTGTGTAGGTAGCTGTCAAAATCTTCATCGGAATAGGGACCTCTAAAATCTTTAAAAGATTCTGGGATCCATTTTTCCATAATAGAAGGAGTTGACTCATTTAAGGGAAAATTGAGTGTTAAGTATCTTTTTAATCGATTAATATCATTAAAAAGCATCATAACAGACTCTGGTTTTTCCTTAAAGAACACAGGTCTTATAAGCCGGCCGTTGAACCAATCGGTTCCGCATGATTCCCTAATAGGACCTTGTAAAAAGGACTTTTCGGTATTAATACGAAAACCTGATAGGTTGAGAACACGTATCAGATGGTCTGCATATTCGGTTCTGACAATTAAGTCATCTCCGAAGACAGCAAAATTATCTGACATCAGATCCTCACCTGCCTCTTTCATTACCCCGTATATTAGGGCAGTAAAGATGGCTGATTCGAGAGCAAATGTATACCCATTCCCCATAGATGAAATCTTCTGATAGCATATAGAAGATCCGTCTTCTAAGATACCAAAATCGCATCTTAGATTATAGAGATAGGTGTACCACTCGTCAGGCAGGAGTTCCTTGCACAACCTCAATGAGATTGAGTCGGAAGCAGCTGCAAGATCAATGGTAACAAAATCACCACTGATAGAACCGAGTCGAGCAAGTTCTTGATTCTTCAACTGCGAGTCAAGGTCTACATGATAGCGTTTAAGACGCCGTCGCATAAAACCGTCGACAGATAGCTGAAGCATTAAATTCAGAACAGGCTCAATTGCAATAGGACGATCAGTTTGAGCGTCCTTCGGTACAAACGCGATTCGATTTCCATCAACAATGGAGAGAACGTCTGACCAAAACGCTTTAGAATCTATACTATCGAGAGGTATTTTCTTTCTCGAACAGTAAGACTCTTTTAAAGCACGTAGCCAGCGCTGATCCGTTTCGATGAGAAACCTTGCATACTTGGCAGCACGCTTAGTGCACGAGTAGGGCCACTCCGAAAATTTGTAATAACTCGAAGTACGCCCGTTCTTGGTGCATAGAGTACTGCCAGGTCCGTGACGCGACCATTCCGTCACACTAATTTTTCCTGGACGAGGTCCAAGTAGGTTACCAAGAAATGACCGCGCAAAAGAGAAAACATTTGCATCGGTTTGCTGATCAGTAAAAGCCAGAAAGACATAATCATTACGATTAAAGTCTGCGCAAATAGAGTCTGCATACAAAAATTTCTGTAATGCAGTCTCCTTGCGTTTAGCTTTATCTGACTTAAACTGATATTTCTTGATTAGGGCTGACAGTTGATATTTAGCCTTTATTTCCAAAAGGTTCATATCGTCGGGACATATACTCTGTAATCCCCAATCCTCTGAGAGTTGCCGGTAGTCATCAAAGTTTTTATACCTGATGATATTTTTCAACCGACAATTATCACTCTCTGTGAGGAACTGCGACAGGTCGTTAGCCAAAAGGCTCAACACCTTCCAAGGATAATCATTTGGAAGGTTGATAGCAACTGAATTCTTCAGCTGCTTAACACCGGATTTGCGCAAATATTTCATTTGTGCTCCTTAATACTGTATCAGATCCAAATAAAGGTCCAGGAGCTCAAGGACAATTTTAACAACGTCCAGGAACTCCAAAACCAACGCAATCAGTTCTAAATCAACAATTGATTGCATAACGGATCCATTACAGCATCGAGGTCCAGAAGGGCCAAGGTTCGCTGACGCATCGCAAGGATGACAGCAGGAGGTGTACCCTCAGGAATCGAAAACTTCACTTCGGCAATAAGAGGGGCCAAAATATTGGACCCATCGACCCCGAAAACTGAGACGTCAAGCGTATGCTTAATAGCACACTTTTTGACACCCCGAAAGTTACCGGAGGCCTTAGCGAAGGTTCTGTAAAAAGCAATGGTATCGCGCAGTGAAGTGACATGGTCAGCTCCAATGTAGCTCGAACGATTCTGGTATGAATCATACGATGTGTATACCTTGTTTACAGGATTCCCATCGTTTGCCAGATCTACCGACAAAGTGATGACATTAGGTTGCGGCATAGTAGTACTCCTTTGTACTTTTTCTATGGTTATTGTGACAACTTTTTCGCCATAATAACCAGGTCTAAGATTTTCGCAGTTGATAGATTCACCGAGAAAGTCGGTGAAAATGGTCGCTGCGGATTAGGGATACGCTCTTTGGTCGTAATGACCTTCGTATAAGTCGCATTTGAAACATCATTAACTTGCGAATAATACGGACTCGAAGGCAAGATTTCGCCGTTGAGAAGAGTGTAGACATGGGTTTCGGTTGTTTTAACCGTAACCCAGGAAGCAAGGGTACTGAGGCCTGGAACAGGGTTCCAGGCTGCGATCATATCGCCAACATTAAGAAACCAATCAGCCACAAAGCTGAAAGGCACGAGATCCCAAATTGCTTCAGGGATGTCGTGAAGCCCAAAAGTCTGGGCCCCGTTAAAGTCGATGATGTGATCTAAGACTCCAGCGTAAACAGAAACATCTTTAGTGACAGTTTTCCTAACATTCCACTTTAAATGGTGGCCTGCGTCGGTAAATGAAGTCTCTATTGTCTCTGTGGCTGAGTCACGCGCCGAACCCCTCGAAGTTACCCTTTTGGGTTTCTCAGTAAAGAGTTCTGCCGCCGCTTCACCTAATGCTTTTGCATCATAGTAAAACGGTCTAAACGCGTACCTAATTTCCATCCATCGATCTGCCAATTCATCAAAGCTAAGCTCTTTCTTGAGCTCTTTTATTCGGAGTTTCTTTATCTTCCGATATAGCTTGATGAGTTTGTAGAACAGCTGATAGAATGAATCATAGGTTTGTTTTGCCTCTGCAAGAGTAACAAGTACATCAGCTTTCTTCTGGTCTCTCTGAGCCCAGGCTGATATGACTGCGAGATCAATAAGATCTTGCTTGTCTCTTGTTTCTGGCATAGGCGTGTCGCCCAATGTGCACCAATGAGATGCAGAGATTGAGCCCTTCGTCCGCCACCCAGTATGAACCATCCTTGGTAAACTAGAGCAATAGATCTTTGTCAGATCGTACGCTTCAGTATCCCAATTGATGATGTCATCCTTAACTACGACTTTTTGCGACCAAAAAGGATTATTTATGATCCTCCCGGCGCGCATGAGTCTTTTATAGTTGGGGGTGATAACATCATGGGTTTCCACAGATGTAGTACTGCCGAGATACGTTGTGTATCCGGTGGCAGAGTACACCTCTCGATGATCGGAATTACAGTCGCCAGAAATGGCAAAACCGTAGTGTGCGATCTGTTGAGGGGAATCACCAGTGATGCGTGTGCGAACTCTCATACAGTCTCCTTATCGGAAGCTGTATGAGGGATACATCGTTATCTCTGCTTCCAAAGAGAGTATCGATGTTACCACTTCTATCTAACAACTATACTAGTTCTTAGATAGCGGTATTGAGAAGACTAGGTCTCCTCAAGGTCCCCGAAAGGGG